TGCATAGACTTAGATCCACGCAATCGTATACTTTACCACTTCAAAACAAGATATGCCTCACAGAACACTCAGATGTGCCTCACAGGCATAATAATAAACTAGATATATATAACTATAATAGTAGATATAAAAATTTTAGTAAAAACCCTGTTCAGTTAAACCTCAGATCCCCCATCCCTCTGGATGATAAATACTTAGTTAAATTTAAACCTATTGGAATTGAAGGGGAATTTGTATGCGTTGAGGAAAAGAATACCGGCAAAAGATTTAAAATACACAGGTTCAAGAAACAAGATCCAATACCTGATTAGTGTTTATAACTTATGTGTTGCAATAGGTTGTATGTTCGCTTAGATAATCCACAAGATATGGTTGGAAAACCTTTACACAAGATACAGTGCGATAGCATGACAAGGGGAAGTAAATACACTGTAAGATGCAAGGCAAAAGGTTATCTAATGAAATCTGGTTTTTATAGATGTAAAAATCATGGAGGAATGAGTGATTGGAATGCTAAGACGATTGAAGGTAAACTCAGAGCATTACGTAACTTAAAGTTTTTAAAACATTTAACTGAAGATGAACTCAGAGCAAAATACATTAAGCAGCGAGATCCAGGAGAAGACAGCTCAACAGTTAATAACACTTGATAAAATCTCTACTGAGTTAGAGAAGGGAATACCACTCACTAAAATTTGTAAAGACAAAACGATGCCGAGCTTATCTACTGTTTACAAGTGGATGCGTGAAGATGATAAAGTTTATAATCAGGTAATGAAAGCACGCAGGATCGGTGCGTTTACGTTACTTGATGAGATTAACGAAGAGCTAGCGAACCCTAAGAGTAATCAGGAGATGATGTATTGGCGAGAGAAGTTAACGCACGTACGTTGGATGGTAAGTAAATTGATATCGGATATCTTTGGTGAAAAATCTAAGCAAGAGATCAAACAAGATAATACAATCACAATACGCTGGGGTGGACAGGTAAAGAAAACAATAGATATTGATGCTAAAGATGTTGAATAGTTGGTTAATGCATACGTTGGCACACAGTCTTGCGCGCGCGTTATGGAGTTCATTTCCGATAACGTTTAATTATCGGAAATGCAGTGTAGGTTGTATTAATAGGAATTTAGCGAACAAACCAAGAACATTTTGGGGGGTATACCCAAACCGCCAGGCGCCAAAATTATTTATATCTATATTGGGAATTTCACACACACAGCCACACACTCACCATGTCTAAAGAAGATGACGCATTAGTTACAGCATTATTATTTGTAAATGAAGACACTGGTTCTTTAGTGATACACTTTAATGGTTTTGAAGATAGCGAACACATGGATAAATTTGCAGCAAAGATATTAAAAAAGATTGGAATTGATTATCATAAAATAGATGATATTTCTGACATGCCGAAGATACACTAATGATAGTTGATATACCTTACGATCCTAGACCCCATCAAGAAGAGCTGCATGAAAAGCTAAGGCAGTATAGATTTTCTGTTCTTGCTTGTCATAGAAGATTTGGCAAATCAGTAATGTTAATTAATCACCTACTTATTGAGGCAATGCTAAACACAAAAAAGAATCCTAGATATGCCTATATCGCTCCAACCTACCGCCAGGCGAAAAACATTGCTTGGGATTATTTAAAACAATATGCAGGAGTAATACCTGGAGTTAGATTTCACGAAACAGAATTACGTTGTGATCTACCCAATGGTTCTAGAATAACCCTGCTATCTTCTGAAACACCTGATAGCATTAGGGGTATATTTTTAGATGGAGCTTGTTGCGATGAGATGGCGCAAATAGATCCTACACTTTGGAATGAAGTTCTTAGACCCTGCTTATCCGATAGAAAAGGATGGTGTGTATTTATTGGAACCCCTGCCGGAATGTCAAATCAGTTTTATGAATTATATCAGTATGCATTAACCCATGATGATTGGTTTGCTTACACAGCTCCTGCATCTAAAACTAATATAGTTGATCAAGAAGAATTAAAAGCTGCAAGAGAGCAGATGGGTGAAGAAAAATATCAACAAGAATTTGAATGCTCCTGGATAGCAAATATATCCGGATCTATTTTTGGATCTATTGTAAAAGATTTAGAAGATAAAAAACAATTAACTAGAGTTCCTTATAACCCTGCGTTCCCAGTAAACACAGCATGGGACATTGGTATTGGAGACTCTACTGCAATAATATTTTACCAACAAGTTGGCGCTGCAATTCATATAATAGATTATTACGAAAACAACAAAGAAGGTTTACCGCATTATTGTGAGATCGTTAGCAAGAAAGATTACTATTATAAAACACACTTTGCACCGCATGACATAGAAGTTACTGAATTTTCCACTGGCAAGACTAGAAGAGATGTTGCTTATCAGTTAGGTATTAATTTTAAAATTTTGCCGAAACTTCCGCTAGAAGATGGGATCCATTCCGCTAAAATGATCTTACCTAGATGCTGGATTGACATGGATAATTGTAAACATTTAGTTGATGCATTAAGACACTATCATAGGAAATATAATGAAAAGATGAAGATATTTCATAGTAAACCTGTACATGCCTGGTCTTCGCATGCAGCCGATGCTTTTAGATATTTAGCATTATCAGTGAATGATGTACTAACTAAGAATACATCTATGCCTAGAGCTACCGACTCTGAGTATAAGATCTTTTCTAAATAAGGTATTTACGAACAGTAAATAATATAATATGGGTTTAACATGTTACAAAACTTAACAAAATTTTTAGGAGAATAATAATGGGATTTTTAATGCCTAAAGCTCCGGCGCCGCCGCCACCTCCGCCACCACCAGCGCCGCCACCTGCTTATGATGATGAAGAAAGAAAAGCAAAAGTTGCTGCTGAACAAGCTGAAATTAAACGTAAACGTAAAGGTAGATCGTCTACAATCTTAACTGGTCCAGAAGGATTAACAGAAGAAGAAACTTTACAGAAGAAAACTTTGCTAGGAGAATAATATGGGTGGAGCTAAAGGAGCATTTACTAAAGCAAATTGGATAGGAATGGCAAAAGATCAAGGTATAATAAAAGAAGTTAAAAAAGAAGAACCAAAACAAGAAGAAACAAAACAAGCGGAAGAAAAAGAAGCAAGCGAAACAAAAAGATTGTTAAGAGTAAAAAGAAAAGGAAGATCATCAACTGTACTTAGTTCATCTTCTGGAGTTACTGACGAAGCATCAGTATCTAAAAAAACATTATTAGGAAGTTAATATGGGAGGATCAAATCCAGTAAAAATAATAGCACCACTTTTTGGAGGAGGATCTAAACCTGCTACACCTGCACCACAAGTTGAAGCTCCGAAACCACAACCTTTATCATCACCTACTCAGGCAGAAGTTGAGCAAGGAGAAACATCAAGATTACTTAAAGCAAAAAGAAGAGGTAGATCTATGACTATACTTACATCTCCATCTGGTGTAAGCGATCAGACTACTCTTTCAACTAAAACTTTATTAGGCGCATAATATGGCAATGAATCCAAAAGCAAAATTGGTATTGGATAGATACCAAAGTTTGAATACTCAACGTCAAACTTGGGAAGAGCATTGGCAAGAAGTTGCAGATTACATGATGCCAAGAAAAGCAGACATTACAAAAAAAAGATCTAAGGGAGACAAAAGACACGAATTAATTTTTGATGGCACTGCTATTCATTCTTTAGAATTATTGTCAGCATCATTACATGGAATGCTAACTAATATTGCATCACCATTTTTTTATTTAAGATATCGTAATACAGATCTTGATAGAGATGATGAAGCAAAAGAATGGTTAGAATCTTGTACAGATGTTATGTATAAAGTTTTTTCATCATCAAATTTTCAACAAGAAATTTTTGAGTTATATCACGATTTAATTTCTTTTGGTACAGCAGCAATGTTGATTGAAGAAGATATTAATGATGATTTAAGATTTAGAACTATTTATATTGCAGAAATTTTTATCACCGAAGATGAAAGAGGCATGGTAGATAGTTTGCTTAGAAAATTTTATCTACCAGCCAGAACAGTATTATTAAAATTTGGAGAACAAAATGTACCTAAAAATTTAAAAGATAAAGCAAAATCATATCCATACGAAGAAGTTCCAATATTACATTTAGTAATGCCAAATGATGAATTTAAAATTGCAAAAGGAAATAAAGGTAAACCTTATTATTCAGTTTACGTAGATCCAGATAGTGGAGCTATTTTAAAAGAAGGTGGTTATGAAGAGTTCCCTTATGTTGTACCTAGATATTTAAAAGCATCTAATGAAATTTATGGAAGATCACCTGCGATGAATGCTTTAGCAGATGTTAAGATGTTAAATACAATGTCTAAAACTACGATTAGAGCTGCACAAAAACAAATAGATCCTCCGCTGCTTGTACCTGATGATGGTTTTCTTTTACCAATAAGAACCATACCTGGAGGATTAAATTATTACAGAGCTGGAACTAGAGATAAAATTGAACCAATGAATATTGGAGCTAATAATCCATTAGGTTTAAATATGGAAGAGCAAAGACGTAAAGCAATTAGAGAAAATTTTTTCGTTGATCAACTTATGACATCTTCTGGTCCACAAATGACTGCAACAGAAGTATTGCAAAGAACAGAAGAAAAAATGAGATTATTGGGTCCTGTGCTTGGCAGACTACAATCTGAATTATTACAACCATTAATTACAAGAGCTTTTAATATTCTATTAAGAAATAAAAAATTTCCACAACCACCTGAGTTTTTAGGAAATCAAGATATTGAAATAGAATACGTATCACCATTAGCTAAAGCTCAGAAGACTTCAGAGTTATCCTCAATCATGCGAGGTGTTGAAATATTTGGTTCTTTACAAAATATAGCTCCTGTGTTTGATCACATAGACGTAAATGGTTTAGTAAAATATATACAGGATATTTTAGGAATACCTGCTAAAGTTATGAAATCAGATAACGAAGTACAACAAATTCGCTTGCAAAGAGAACAAATGCAACAACAACAAATGCAGATGCAACAAGAATTACAAACTGCTGCGGCAGCCGGTAAAGCAGCTCCTGCATTAAAAGCGATAAGTGAATAAAGATATAAAAAATTTAGTAACAGATTATAAGATTTGTTTTGGATCTGAGAATGGAGAAAAAGTTCTTGATGATCTAAAGCGAAGATGTAATGCTAACGTAACTACTTTTGTTAAAGGAGATAGTTATGAGAGCGCATATTTAGAGGGACAAAGATCTGTCTATCTATTTATTAAATCAATGATCAACAAAAAAAATGGAGGAAATAATGAGTGATCAACAGGGAGTGGTGGAACAAGCAGTTCAACCATCTGGAAGTCCAGCGACTTCTCCAGTAAATAATAATGTTACAAGTGTAGTTGAACAAGCTGCTGCAGATTGGAGAGCTAGTTTAGCAGAAGATATCAGAGCAGATAAATCTTTAGCACCTATTAAAGATATTAATAGTTTAGCTAAAAGTTATATTCATGCGCAAAAATTAGTTGGTGTAGAAAAAATACCACTACCTAATAAACATGCAACTGAGGAAGATTGGAATGTAGTTTTTGATAAACTAGGCAGACCCAAATCAGCCGAAGAATATAAATATAATATTGGCGAAGATACAACCATTGATGAAAATGCGCTAAAAACTTTTTCACAACAAGCTCATAAACTTGGTTTATTACCACAACAAGCAGAAGGTGTTGTTAAATTTTATAATGACATTATGCAAGAAAACTTACAAAGTTTAGATGCAGCTGCTGAAACAGCACGTGTTGAAAGTGAGCAAATACTTCGTAAAGAATATGGCAGAGCTTTTGAACAAAAAATAACTAAAGCATCTCAACTTGCTAGACAATATGTTGGTGAAGATGTTTTAAATATGAACTTAGAAAATGGCACTAAATTAGGTGATCATCCTCAAGTTGTTAAAGCATTTGCTCAATTAGCTGATATGGTAGGTGAAGATAGTTTTGTGGGACAAGCTGGTCCAAACTATTTAACTCCAAATGAAATAGAGAATGAAATAGCTAAATTACAAGCGCCAGGATCTGCATATTGGAATAAATCACATCCAAATCACGATAAAGCTGTACAAGAAGTTTTTGCTTTACGTCAGCAATTAACTGATGTATAGAGCAAATCATTAGGATAATCTTTTAGACCCTATTGGCATTTGGAAAAGACAAACATCTACGAAGATGTAAAATTCTAGAATAGATCCACGTTGTGGAAAATCCATTCGTTTATTTTAATTAAACTTAACCAATGGAGATGACAATATGTCAAATCAAATAACAACTGCTTTTGTACAGCAGTACAGTTCAAACGTACAAATGTTATCTCAGCAAATGGGTTCATTGTTGAGAAGTGCTGCGGATGTTGAAACGATTGTTGGGAAGAATGCTTTCTTTGATCAAGTAGGAAAAACTACTGCTCAATTAAGAACTTCTAGACACGCTGATACACCCCAAATAGAAACTCCTCACAGTCGTAGACGAGTAAGTCTTGCAGACTATGAGTGGGCTGATCTAATAGACAACCAAGACAAAGTTAGAATGCTAATTGATCCAACTTCTGCTTATGCAAAAGCTGCGGCTGCTGCTATGGGAAGAGCGATGGATGATGTTATTATTAGTGCTTTAGGTGGAGCTAGTTTTACTGGCGAAACTGGAGGTACTTCTGTATCACTTCCTTCTGGACAAAAACCTTACAGTGCATCACAAGGTAATGATACGGCTGGTGGTTTGAGCATTACTAAACTCGTGGATGCTAAAAAAATCCTAGACTTAGCAGATGTTGATCCATCTATACAAAGATTCTTTGTATGTGGTCCAAGACAAATTGCTAATTTGTTAGGAACAACTCAAGTTACATCTAGTGATTTCAATACAGTTAAAGCTCTAGCTCAGGGTCAAATAGACTCTTTCTTAGGTTTTAAATTTATTGTTAGCAATAGATTACCATTTGATGCAACTAACACTGACGACAGACTATGTTATGCCTTTACAGCTGACGCTATTAAATTAGCTATCGGTAAAGATGTTATGGCAAGAATAGATGAGAGAGCTGATAAATCTTACAGCACTCAAGTTTATTACTGCATGAGCATTGGCGCAACTAGAATGGAAGAAGAAAAAGTTGTAGAAATAGCTTGCGACGAATAATCTAACAATAGGAGAATAAAAATATGGCAAACGTAAATACAGATCTAGTAGCTAACTTTGTTGCTGTTCCTCAAGTGTTAAATCCTGCAAACCAATTACATGGTGTGAAAAGGATTGCTCAAGGATCAATAGCTTTAGCTGCTGGTGATTTAAGTGCTAATGACACAGTTATGTTAGCTCCAATACCTAGCAATGCTAGTATTTCCTCAATCAAATTAA